CTGCATTCCCAATCCTCAAACCAAGGACCACCTGTGGTGAAGTGAACATTTCTTGCTTCAAGATCAGGATCAGAGTGACCATCCAGCCAATTCCAATCTTCAGGTATTCTTCCTATATCTGATTCCTTATCTGACAGCCATTCAAAGCCGTGTAACCATCTTCCCGGTCTTGTATTAATATCATTTATTGTAAGGTTTTTATTTGACTCATGTGAACAATTGAACATCATAAGACTTGACCAGTTCTTTCTACGATATTGTTGTTGCACCTTACCATCCATTTTCATTCCCTCTTCTGGATCATATTTATGATGTGTACACCAGAGAGGATAATAATTCATATCACAAAGCTCAAACAATTCTGTTACATCAGTTCTCATATACATGTCACAGTCCATGTACAATGCCTTACCCTCAAACATATTCAGAAAAGGTACAAGAAATCTGGTAAAGGAAAACTCACTGGAAAAAGGACGGCCATCTATGGTGTCATAGTCTTGGCCGTCCAAAGTTGTGTATTCTCTACGATACAATCCCATACGTTTGACCACATCCCTTTTAATAGGCACTACTCTCACTGGTTTCGATGCTATACGTTCCAGTGAAAACTTCAATACTTGATAAGCCATATCCTCTTTGGGATCATAGCCAATATAGACTGTATTCATAGATACTCCTTTAGTTAATAGTTATTTGTTTTGGTTTTTGCTCTTCAGGGATATCCTGTTTTAAGTTAATACGAAGTACTCCATCTGTAAGTTCAGCACCTTCGACCTCAATCGTGTCATTAAGGATGAACTTCCTTTGGAATGCTCGTCTGGCAATTCCCTTGTGAACATAGTCAGAGTTATCATGTCTACCTTCGATATCTCCTTCAATGGTTAGGTTATTATCCTTTACTTCAACTGTTATCTCATCCTTGGTGAAACCTGCCAAAGCCATTTCTATGCAATACAGATCTTCTCCAGACTTTACAATGTCATAGGGAGGATAACCATAACCATCCCCACCGGAGGGAGCTATGTTAGTAAAATTTAACATATGGTCCAGAAGTCTTTCATAACCAATAGCAAATCTGGGCCAAGCAGTAGGTGTAAGTTCAATTGTTCTCATAATATTTCTCCTTTTTGTGGAACCCATTATGGCATTCCAAGTATATTATCTCACATAATTAAGTAAATGTCAAGAACTTTTTATCTCACCTCCTGAATTTTTACGTATGATATCATTATGATTTAGCTCACTCCAGTATATTTCCAAGCCAGTACTACACTTCTCTAAATTACTGAACATATGGAACTCTCCCGGTGGAACCACTGTAAACTCACCGGGGAGAAGAAGAGTACTATCCACTAGATCGTAGTCATTCTTCCATCTTTCTATTTTTAATTTACCAGATATAAGATAGAAGGCATTGTATTTAGTTTGATGTTTATGCAAAGAACAGAATGTTCGTGGTTTTATTTCTATAAAATGTACCTCAATTGTTGGGCTTTTTAGTAAGTCAGTTGTAGTTCCCCATATTTTTCCTTCTTTCATGTTAAGTCCACTATCTCACACGATCCAGCAGTACAGGCAAGCTCTTGTGAGCCTGTAGTATTATCTTCCTTCTCAAATTCCTGTAGCCGTGACCAATCAATAGCTTTCTTGGGCATTACTTTTCTAGCCTCAAAGTATTCTTCCTTACTAAGTTCCTGATATGGAGCTTGCTTATAAGTATGATCTGAATAGGGAAGGAAAGAAACTCCTGATAGATGATCAAAGTTTTTCCAGCACCATGCACCGACTTCTATCCATTCATTTTCCTGTACGGATATGGTAACACTTGGCTTATGTTCACACCAGTATTGAGCATATGTCTTCCATATCTCCAGTTGTTGCATGGCACTCATATCATTTCTGAATTTGGAATCTGAATCTGATTTTATAGGGAAGGAAAAGACAGACGTATGTTCAGGATTCATAATGTCAGGCTCATTGGGAATACCATATTCTTTCATAAAGATGGTAAGGGGATCTTTAACATCTGCTCTGACAGTACGAATATAGTATGGAGAATGTCTGGCATGAATACCACTGGAACTATTTACCAGTTGCGATACTGTACCGGAAGGTTTGATACAGGTAATGGCAGTTGACTGAGGAATGCCAAGTTTCTCACTCCACTTCTTATTGGTACTGATGGCAACATTACGCAGATACGTTAAGGTATCTTCCAGAAAGGGAACCTTGGCAGAGTAATCTAAATGTTCAATGGGGAAATTAAGTAGCTTGCAATCCATGATGCCAGTAAGGGACACACCAAGCAATCTTTCTTCTTCCGTATTATCTCTCCATCTCTTTCTAAGATATCCAAAGTTTGTGAGAGTGGATTGAATAGTACCAAGTAATGTAGCTACACGTATCTTACGTGCCAAGCTATTTCTATCATCTGCTGGTCTGCATATAACTTCTGTTAGATTACAGAATTGATTGGGACGTAGTATGATCTCTGAACAGGGATTAGTCCCAAAGTTAATATCAGATATCCTTCGTCCATTCTGTGCTGCCTTCATCTGTGCTGACTGACGGTTGAAGATACCACGTTCACCTGATTTGCTTTCATAAAGAGCTTGCCACTCGTTCATGAATACTCCAGTATCAGGACGCTCAGTATATACAGCAGAGTTATTTGCCAAGGCTCTTTCTGGATTTGTAAAAGACCATGCACCAGACTTTGAAGCTCTCATACGAGCATCTGATAGATTAGATAAAGATATCAAAGCAGATCTTCGTACTCCTCCTACCACCACAACCTCACCAATCTTGCATACTATGTCATGACATTCAATGGAACTTAACTTTCTACCTCTGGCTTCACTGAACTTACGAATAGTAAAATCAAATAGATCTATCAATGGTTGTGGTCCACTTGCTCTACCACCAAAGGTCTTCAGCCTTGCCCCAGAGGGACGTACTTTGCTGGCATCTATCTTGGGGATACGATTGCTATAGAGATAAGATATCAGATCTTTAAATGCTCTGGTCCAGCCTTCTTTGGAATCAGCTATGCTAATTACGTCATCCGTATGTTCAAACTCCTGATCTGGTATAGTAGGTAATTCATTCACATATTGTCTTTCAACAGAGAAGCCTACACCAGTACCATTCATAAGAATGTACAGGATCTCATCAAAGGATTTAGGATTGTCCACTGGAAGGTAGGCACAATTATATCCAGATATGTTCTCACGTTCCAAGGCTGGTCCGGCAGTCATAAGAGATCTCATACTTGGCATTACTTCCAAGGATAATATAGAGTTCTTTATGGTGCTCCAATCTTTTGTATCAAGTTGGTTCTTTACTCCAAGATTATTCTCTACATGATTGCGAAAGAAATTAATTAATCTGCTGACGGTTTCATCCCATGTTTCTCTACGTCCCTCATCTTCAAGCCATCTTGAATAACGAGACAGATAGATAAAAGACTGATACTCAGTTGGTAATCTCATCCACATTCTCCCCATATTCTAATTCTATACACAGATCTATGTAGTGTCTGGCCTTTAACAAGTCCTGTACTCCCTCTCCCTTTACACGATGTCTTGTTATGTACTTGATAGCATTACCCTCACACCAATTAAGACCATTAGCCATTATATATTCAGTAGGTTGTATCTTTAACTTCTTGTAATGATCTCCTCCTATCTGATAATCTCTGGTTGACATTTCCTATCCCTCTTCCTTTCCTAATATTCTATAGATCTTGTACCTGAACTTCCCCTGTTCTTTGGAATTAATAACTTCACAAGCAAAACTTCTAACATACCCCGGCTCAATCCCGGCATGATCACATATAAATTCAAAGTTATCACAGGTTACCCCCACACTACAGAAAAACCATGCCCTAGCCCTGTCTTTATTTAACTTCTTTGCCCTTATTCTGTCCTTATTTAATTTCTTTAAAGGACTAGTGGCATCCAGTAAAGCCTGAAAAATAACAGCCAAATATAATCTACGATCAGGATGTTTCTGATCATATTGAACAATGGGATCTACAAAAATATCTGTATCATCGT